TCAGTAGTCATCAACCCCTTCACAGTGTCTTGTACTACATTTAAAATAGATTTATTCATAATATACCCGTTATTGTTTAAAATTTGAGTCTTTTTATCATCATACTCAGGATGGTTTTGTTACGATTGTTTACGATACTTAGGGCGATTACCATTCATGGGTCTACCTTGATTCTCTCTAAGTTGCTTTCTTAGAAGTGTATCTTGTTTTTGCAATTCTGATAAATCAAACTCTAGAGTCTTGATTCGTCCTTTTGCTTGTTCTAATTTAGAACGATAGAAGTCTCGTTCCCTAATAACTTCATTCACTGGAGTGCTTAGTGCCATATCCATTAGAATGTCTCCTTAACCAATTTTAGTAATTTAGTTTTACACTTCTCCTTATCATAAGATAGAAATGCAGCGTATTTGACGATTAATCGTCTGTTGTCTGGCCATATTAAGTCATCTTTCAATCCTTCATCAAACCTTTTAACAAAATTTAGTAACCCTTGTAAGATTACCACCGACTCTACTGAGACACGCTTTGCAAGCATGTTCTTTAGTAATACAGGATGTTTGCCGTTTTGTAAAGAGAAAACTTCATCAAAACTTTGAACTTGATCAAATATAAAATGCATATCCTGTAAAAAGTTATATGTCAATGATTGTCTGTTCTTAGACCATTCCATATAATTTTCTTCACTAAAATCTCCTATCCATCCTTTGGGAGACTTTAAAAAATTAGCGAGATAATACTCCTGTGTTTTATCCCCGTACTTTCTGGCGACTCTTGCAAAGAAGTACCTGTCCCTACGTTGTAAGAATGATGCCTTGGTTGCAGAAGTCTTTCCACCATACCTAGTATAGTCATAGTTACTGGTGAAATGTAGTTTCAAACCAAGATATATCTGGTAGGATTCCCACGCTTCCATTAGACTAATCCTTAAATTGGTAGGGTTGCGACTCTAGGTAAGAAGTTTAATTTCCTCGCCTCAGCTTCTATTTTTTCTTTGAGCGGTTTTGAGATTAGGGGCCCAATGGTATCGGGTTCCATACTGTTCTTTTCACAGTAATCTAAGATTGCATCCATATAGGATATGTCGTTTGCCGAATTAACAATTCTTTCGATTTTAAGTGCAAACTTCTTTGGTGTCATTACAACTAGTTCTTCAAGGTTCATCATATACTCCTGTTAATCAGGGTTAAAAAAATGGAGCGGATGGGTGGTAATGCACCACCTTCTATTGGTTGGAAACCAATTGTAATACTTTTATACTACATCCGCTGAACTTCACTTTTGTTTATAAGTAAGTGAACAACTTATTCTCATTTATATGACCTATTATATCAGATGGCAGCGTCTATGTCAAGAAGTTTTGTTAAACCTTTTCCATTTCCTATGATACAACCAACGTCCGCCGATGGTTTCCCATCTTTTCCAACTGGAAACTCTACCAGTGTCCAAGTTTTGGTTGTATCATTAAATGCAACCACTATTCTTACTGGTACTGGTTTCCCCGTAGGGCCCATAGCATGTCCATTAAATGAGAATAGAGGTACTTCTCTATACTTCTTAGTTATCTCAATAACTTCTTTCTGCGTACCACAAAAGACAGGTTTTTCCACCCATCCCATCTCAGCATAAGACTTAGCCGGCAATACCAGCAGAACTGATCCCAACACCATTATCAATAATGTCAGTCTGCACTTTGTTATTAGACTCATTTTCTTTCTCCCATTGAGTTGTGAACTCATCAATGGTTTCAATAAGAAGAGGCAGATACTCAGTCTTTTCTTTTACAAACTCTTGAACAAGTCCATCTTCAGTAACAACTAGAACAACAATCTGAGTGATTGCAATACCAGTACGTTCTTCAAACATCTCTGCATAAGCAGCGCATTGTATATAATATTCTAAGTTCCAATCATCCCTGCGTTCTGACTTAGAAGTCTTAAAGTCAATAATTGAGGGAACTCCGTTCCACTCAGCGATACAGTCTACTCGACCTGCAACACGATACTTCTCACTCCACAACCCTGCTTCTTGTGCATAGATATTATCTATACGTTTTACAAGACATGGTTTAAGTTGTGAAAACAAACACCACGGCAAGAATGCGAACTGTTCCTTTAATACTTCCTTGTTGTTGAGGAAGTCTTCACACATAGTATGAACAGCAGTTCCTCGAGCGGCAGCAGTACGCATGATATGATTTGCAACATCATTACCTACACGTTTTCGCCAATCAGCAAGTCCTTTTGCCTTATCTTTACGAACACCCAACACTGTTGTGATGGATGGATAAAATCCAGTGGGTGTGTCATAGAAACGCTTTCCCCCTGCATTTTTAGTCGATACCTCAGCGATATCTACTGGTGTGTGTTTAAACATATTTTAACCTCAATTTATTCATTAATATAATTATACCATGTAAAACATGCCATGTCAAGACGTTTTACTTTTATTGTTCCTTACTTACTATGATCTCTGCCGCACGTTTTGCATTAGCTGCTGAATCAAATGAACGAGTGTATGCTTTTCGTAACTCATCTGTTTTATCAGATATTTTCCATACAAGTTTGTTTGAGTTACCACCGCGTCCTTTGCCATATAATGATGGGTCAGTTGCTCTAGTAATTTCAAAGCGTTCATCAGGAGATAACCACTTGAATACTGGGGTTGAACCCCCACCTCGTTTACGACCATGGCCATCTGCAACCTTTTTCCATTTAATTTTCGGGATTGCAGATTCTATAAATGATTGAAAAGTCTTGATAGCCATCTCCTTACTTATGTGTTATCACCATCGGTGTATTTCATCTTCGACTTGTCAAAGATGCTTTTCTTTTTCTTAATTGTGGGTTCAATCCCTTCTATAATTTCATTAGTCCGAAAGATAGAATCCCAATTGTCTCTACCCTTTTGTGATAGAGATTTTGATATTATATTGTCACCAGTTATATCATTACGAGCTACCATCAGTTTTCAATCCCTAACTTTATCTTGTTAATTAGATATTCCTTAACAAAACCACTACGAACAATATCACCGATTGTAAACTCAATATTATCAAATGCATCCATAGCATCTAAGATTTTCATAAACTTCACAATACCACTCTTGTCTGAACCTTTAACAAGGTCAGTCTGGAAGAAATCACCAGCGAACATAATTTTAGAATCTTGTCCAACCCGTGTTACGATAGTATCAAGTTCATGGAAGTTTAGGTTCTGACATTCATCAACAATAATGATTGCATTGTCTAGTGTAATACCTCTAAGGAATGACGTAGTTAAGAAACAAAGACTACCCTGCGACTTCAACCTCTCGTACAGTCCAGCGAAGGCCTGTTCATTCGGTTGTTCAAATAAGAACTTAACCATGTTCTGATAAGGTACTTGGAACAATGCCGTCTTATCTTCTTCATCGCCAGGCAAGAAACCTATCTCTCGCGTTGGCACTGCACTACGCACAATGTACACTGTATCATAGGGTGTAGTTGTATTAAGAACTTCTTTCATTGCATTATATAGCAATATAAACGTCTTACCTGTACCAGCCGCACCATATAGGAAAAGGTTCTTACCACCTTCATATGAAGCAAACGCCTTCTTCTGATTCTCAGTAATAGGGTTAACTTTAACTAAATTTCCAGAACCTATTTCTTTTGCCTTACCCATAATTAGTTACCTTTTGCTTGTAGTTTACGATGTTTATCTACTACAGATTGAGTCTTGATATCTTTGATTGTTCTCTTTGCATATCTATCTGAAAGATTAGTGCCTGGGTGTGCCTCTCCTACCTTCGCTAAGACTTCCTTAAACCCATCGTCAATTTTTATTCCACTAGTACCTGTACCACCAATGATATTTGGTGCAGATATTACACTTTTAAGTTGTGGATGGTCTTCTTTGAACTTATCCAGTTCAGAGATTCTAAGGAAATGTGTCTCCATTTCCCCGTCATCTTTATTTACAAAATCATACGTTGGCATCATCATCTCCTTGTTCTTTCAATTCCTTGATCTTATTTATACACTCTGCAACAGTGGATTTCAGTTCAGTATTATCATTAGTTAATACTACGATTTCTCCCTTCAACTTTTCAACTAGTTCTTTTAGTTGATCTTGATATATCAATTGATCTTCATCTGTAGTAGATACAATATCCATTATCTGTTTAGGAGTTCTTAACGATGCGGTTCTTGGGCGACTACGGGCCCAATATGGAGAATCATTACACTTCACAATGCACACTCCGTTTCATACCACCAAGGTGCTCCTCTAAGTTTCCACTTAGCAAGATGCTGTTTATACTTTATATAATAATCCCTGTATGCAGTAAGTGAACTCTCGTTCTTTACATCATCTGGCATTGCCTGTGTTGGTTGCGTGAAATCAATACCCTTTGGAATTGTCCTTGGTGTTTGTTTTAGATGACTATGTAGTTTTCTAAAACTGGCATGTGGAGCATCTTTACTGTAGCGGTACATATACTCTTTGTTCAGTTCTTTCCACAATGCATACAACCACATGTAGTTTTTTGAACTTTGTCGTACCCATATAGCACTAGGATGGTTCACATGACAAGCCTTGTAGAGATATGGTTCACGATTACGTCCCAATTCTCCATCCAAACGCCAGCGTTTAATCTTGCGTCCATTCTTAGTCAAGGCAGTGTACTCGTCACCATCCAGTACACGATGTGCAGTGGATAACAATTGAGCGTACTCAATAATCATCTTACTACAGTGAGAGTCACAGTGCATTTTTGCAGCGTCCTCGTAGTTATCAGATAGATAAAATATATTCATACTATTCTCTCTTTTGGTATTTCAGTTCTAGCTTGAGTTACATAATCATCTAACGATACATTTTTTCTTAATTCTTTTAGATTATGCAACGCATCTTGATTGCCTTGTTTTGCACACTTGTATAGATAAGTAATTGCCTTTTTCATATCTTTTTTTACATTGTAACTTCCAATGTGACCTAATAGATATCCACACCCAACATGTAGTTGTGCAGTTTCATAGCCTTCATCAGCAAGTTCTCGTAATAAACGAAATCCTAGAGATGGACTTCCACTTTGCAGTTCTTCTACTGCTTGATTGAAACATAGTAAACTCATTATTTAATCTCCCAGCGATAGAAGATGTGATCTTGTATCTCTGTTGTTTTCGTTTTAGTTGATGCCCAATCAGGTGTTACATAATCGGCATGGTAGTGGGTCGCACCCTCAGTAATATCTAGTACATTCATTGTACCATTAAATAACAGTTCTGACAAGACATAAATCTGATTATATGTAACTAAATCGTGAACTTTGTCAGAGAGTCCGTCACAGTACCAAGAAAATTGGCATTTGTGTCGTACAGGTATCATTTCTCCCGTACCCTTCCAACTTGCCCTATGGATTCCTTGCCAGATAACACCACAGACTGAATCTGGGAATCGGTCATCATGTACACGATTCAAAGTTACTGAGGCGACTGCAAGCCACCCTGCAGCACCTTGATTACGCGCCTCATGGTAGACATTAGTTGCAAGACAAGTTATCTGACTCTTAGTGTCAACTGGTTCTAACGTATGTTCATCAATCGCATGTCCATGATAGGTGAGTAAAAAGGGTAGAACTATTAGTTCCTTTAACATAACCAAAGGCCTCCTTCAATCTCTTCAATCTCTTGACTTGCAATCTCAACTGCCATACCTTGTCCAAACTCATCTCGCACCTTTGCAAGAATATCTGAGGTTGTTTTGTAACCAGTTTTAGGATCAATATCACCATTACGATCATAACAATCTAAAACACACTGTTGAACATCCATCATATAACTATTCATTCTACTCATACTTTCTCCTCAACTATATCTAATGGATGTCCTTCAAATGCGGTGAACATCCCCTTACTATTCCATATGTTCCATTCCAAAGTTGGACGGACTCGTTTAATACCTCGTTTGGTATGTGTCTGTTCTATAAATCCGTGATAGTTAAAGGTTGCCATTGCATTGTCTTTAACCTCGTTAATGTAGACAGATAACCCATTTCGAGTTATGTAATGCGTATCCTCTTTTAATTTAATCATAACGATATTGTCCTAACCACGAACTCATTTCCGTACCACTACATGCAGCATTCACCATACCATCAAAAAATACATCTCCATTACGGAAACCAGCTGGTACTGTGGGTACACCATCATTCTCAATAAATGATGCGACTAACCTTCGGTTTGCAACCATGTCAGCAATGTCACCTATAAGTGAATCACCTTGACCTTGAAGTTCTTGAAACATCTTGATGTTCATTGTGTAATGTTCAATCATACGCTCAAGAACTGAAATTTGATACTTAATCATAAGTACTTCCCCTCTTTAATTTCTACTTTTTTGAATCCAGCCATACCAACTTTATACTTGATTCCATCAAATACCATGAAGTCTCCCATAGAGGTAGAACGAAGTCCCATGACTTGTGCAGTATTTCGTGATACGGGTAAATCAACCATAACTTCAACATCTTCGTTGTAGTCTCCATTGTTCTTAAAATCACCAAACTCAGTTTTCATTGACCATGAACCTTGGATGTTGTTTGTCCAGCGATATGCATACTCAAGTACTTGATTTACAGTATTGGCTTCACTAATTACTTCCCAAGGAAGGTTAACTTCAGCAACAATAACAGGGGTTTCTTCAAACGCAGCATGTATTACAGTAACTTTTTTCATAATATATTCTCTCTCTCTCATTTACATAGCTATTATACCAAAGATTCACTGGACAGTCAACAGTTTTGTTAGACTGTTTAGTTATATGGTTATAATATATTTGCATCCCAAACACTCTGGGCTAGTATGGATTCCATTCGGTATGCCTCTTTCTCCCAAGGCGAATCCCAATAATTACCTGATGAACGAATCATCCACTCATTGCGAGCGAACTGCTTAACATGCACCATTTCGTGACACAGGGCAGTCACAAAGTCCTTCAGAGACAGTTCACGACTAACCTCTATCTCAAACTGTCTGTTGTTATCTGCCATCATACAGAACCCTTCTGCATCTCCTTGAAACTTCCTAATCTTAATGGAAATATCTAAAGTATTCATTCGGGGCATTAGTTCTTTTATCATCTGAGAGACTACTTTGAAAGCAACCTCTTTCTGACGTTTATGTCCACCTATAATCTCTACGATATTATTCATCTTCTTCACTAACTTTCAGTTTATGTTTAGGTTTAATTACCTTTTTTTTATTAGGAACAACTTGGGTTTTGAATTGAGGTGAACGAAGTGCATGAGCCACTGGCGATCTTCTCTTTGGTGGTTTCATATCTGAACTTCTTTAAATTTCCGATATGACTTAGAAAATTGCTTTAGAGGTTTACTAAAGATTATTTCTTCAGTAGTCCCTGCTTTGATGTAACCAATACACCACTGGCGTTTGTCCAGTATGTAGGTATGATTAGGAACATTGTGTCCTAACGCCTCGGTGTCCCACTTGGTGACTTCTTGTAAATATTGCATATCTTTCCTTTCTTAACTCACTTTACATATACTATTATACATGTTTTCATAACATAAGTCAAGTGTTTTAGTAAAAAAAGATGAAAAAAAAGTCCTTGCAGAACAAGAACTTAGAATTTATTTTATTTATTTAAGCAATTAAGTCGATTCCAGTACCAAGCATTTTGGGTGTATGAGTCAACTCACCCTTATCGGTGTAAGTAATGTAATTCACTTCTGACACTCTAACAGGCCCATTACCAGTTTTACTATGAGTGATGTGTGATGTTACATCTTGGCGTCCCAAATCATACGTTCTAGTGTAGTCACTTAGAATATGAATGGGTTGTACTGGTGTTACGGAAGAATCGGACATGAATCTATTTATAAATTCACGCCCTTTTATGGGACTAACGTACACCTTAACCTAGAAGTTCACCTAGTGTGGCAGGGCCTGCAATTCCATCTGCAACAAGTCCATTATACCTTTGCCAAAGTTTTAATGACTGTTCAGTGCCTGGCCCAAAGTTACCATCAGCAGTGATACCTAGTGCTTCTTGCATCATTGCGACACCCACACTCTTCATACCCTTTCGCAACACACCAATATCTTCTGGTGAAGGCACATCATCACTTGGAGAGGCAAAGGAATCATGTTCTCCAGCCTCACTACCTAACATATGTAACGCTTCCTTCCAGTGATGGATACGGTCTTCTAAACCAATGTAACCACCATTGATACGTTTTGTCATTGTTTTGATATCACCACTATCTGCATAGCGATTCAATCCATTCTTGTTCCAGTACCAAATGGCTGACATGAGTGCAACCTCTTTGTCTTCTGAAACCATGTCTGGATTATCCACAACATCAACATCCATATCTTC